TGAACCCCTTGACTCTGCAGTGACGCTACACATATAGCCCAGAAAACTAAACTCTGCACAGGAAACGTGGTTGCGTTCCCCATAGGAGCGTAGCAATGCAGATCCTCCTCTCGACTCTTTAACGAGCCTTGACTAGGAACCACAACTTTCTGAGCCCGACAACACCCGAAATACTTGTACTTCCTCCCAAAGAGAATCTGTACAAGCGGTTCGGAGATACGATCGGATGCCTCTTTCATGTCGAGCGTGGCGTAACGCCGGCTTCGACTAGAACATAGGGCCACCCGACCGTTTACCCACTGATCGTCGAAGTGGACATGGCCATATGGCCAAGGCCCCTTCGACCTCCTTAGAGAGGTAATACACCTCTCTAACTCACGTCTAATACCCTGCTGAATCCAGATGGATTCGGCTGGGTGCACACATATTAGTCTTGGGCCTCTTGTGTCCTTAGGGACGGCAATAAGCTTAGCTGTTATGTGGGCATCACAGACACAATCATCCCATCTAGCTAGGTGATCTCTGTTATAATACAGAGAAAACCAGTCGCTAAATGGGTAAAGATAGTCTATGGTTTCATATCGGTGGGTCCACTTCTCTTTTGAAGTGGTGACTGCTCCGGGTCCATGCGAGGGCCTAATGCCCTTCGCGTCGAACCGATACAGCACCGACTGAACGTGACGACGAGCTCTGTCAAGCAATACCGGGCTGACTCTTGCGAGATCAGCACTGTAGAGCCCAACAGAGTGATTAGTATCCAAGAAGGCTTGGAACGCTTTCTCAGTGGTTTTGATGTCATGTGTAACGGAGGCCTTGTAGCAGAACAGAAGAAGCTGACGAAGATATCGCAGTTTGTAGGGATCAGAAACTGATCCCGCTGCGAGTCTCCTCAGTCCATCAGGGAAAGCGTCGAGTTCAACATTTCTGTCGTTCTCGATGCAGTCCAAGATGTGCTTCTCTAGCTTAGGCGCCTCTATGAGACACCACTGTAGGTCAACATAAGATCCACGTATTTCAGAGAATCCAGTGAGATTTGCTACATCTGCTAGCAGGCCTATGTATGTATGTTCAATAACGTGCATATATGGAGTACCATGTAGACCTTCTGTTCTGACTTAAGACCGGTTAGTAAGATCACAAGAGTGTGATCGAACAGGTTGGTCATATTCGCCTGAACAACGAAAATTACTTCTCGTTATTCAGGATGTTCACGACAAGGTTCGCGTCAGCAACACCAGCCTTAAACGTAGCAACGACAACGTCGAGCTGCGCTTGGGTGACTGTTGCTGGAACCGCGATGACAAAATAAGCCGAAGATACAATCTTCGTCAAATTAGCATCGATGTCATGACGATCAAATCGCCCGGTGTAACGTTTGCCAGCCACTTTCGTGACTGAGTCGACGTAATCCTGAGACTTGATAATCAACAGATCGGGTGTATTTACACCTCTAGCTGTCGATTGACGCTGTGACTCATCCTTCAAATCGAAGGTTTTCTTGAACACAACGGAATTAAACGTCAGATCGGCGTTCATGGTATTTTATTGTTGGACTATTCTAACATTGTTAGGATATAGATCAGTAAACGAGCACTAGTCACTCACCATCGATGTTTTCATCGAAGATGGGTGATATCATGCTCTTAACATCACTAATCCTATAAACGATAGAGACGTTTGAGTAATCTCTTTTGAGACCACGCATTCCTCTCGTAACTATAGTCGTAGCGAACAGCTTTAACAGCGATTCACTTATGCCTATATCTTCGCTATCATAGGAAACGCCTAGGTCCTCACGGACTGTCAGCGTAACTTGTATGGACTGGACTAGTGTGTTCTTGATATGCATATATATGCGTATTTTGACTGATCTATTACCTATTTTCGTTTCGCGCCAGCTAGCTTAGTAAGCTGCTGAGCGATCAGAGCGGCAGAGATGCCGGCCTGATTCTTTCCGAAACGAGGGCTCCAATTTGGCAAAGCCGAATTAGAGACACCAGAGGACCGTTCGTAGTGTCTAAACGATGACGAACACGCTCTCATGTTTTGCAAAAGAGCACCGTTGCATGGGCTATAAGTAGCCCAACGCTGCTCAGATTGCAATTCATAGCTAAAACTCCTAGTAAACGCGACTACCTTGAAGGGTGCAAACCCAGCAATGCGATCGAGTTGACCTAGGACGCCTTTCAAGTCCACAAACCAATCTAGTACAAAGGAGAAAGGAACTAACTCCCAAGCTAGACTAGCAGGCGAACTTGCAAACCGTCTCATAAACAAATCGGCTTTCGAAACGAAAGACGTCATGTACTTTTGAGACGGCTTCACAACTAATACGTAACGGACAGTAGGCGGTTGAACCGCCTTCCCGACCATGTCAGCACTCCACACTTTGAATCCATTTTGGGATCCTGTGGCAATGGTGCCATTGAAGATAGATATCGGCAATTCAGCAGTAATGCTGTATCGCTGTTTATCCCCCTTCATGTGACGTACCACATCCTCGGTAATCTTAGGAACGTAACGGTGAACAGCCATCATATCTTGAAGAACGGGGGAAACCCCAAACTTCCAGGCTAAGAAGGCTCCACTGGCGGTCCTAATGACTTTCCTTAACCTACTCCAATTGGCTGCCATAGCTGGCAGCGCAGTTGCAATAGACTTAATGGAAGGCCACATTTGATTACCTTCAATGAGATCGAGCATTACGTCAGCCTTAAGGCCGCGCGCTCGATCTAATACTGCATTTTGCAGTGTTAGCTCATTGTTAGATGTGTCGATAGTAACACCATAAGGTAGGGAAGCATTACTGTTAACGTCCCATCCACCGCGTGCACCGAATATTGGCTTAAACTGGTTATCATACCAAGACTTGGTATAAGAACTGGAGTAAACGCAATTCAGACCCGCGATGGTTGATGCATATAGTGTAGCAGTTTCAGAGTCGTTGATATCAACGGCTAAGATTCTGTGAACACACGGATGCACCTGTCCTTTGCCTAGAGAGTCGGTAATCCGTTCAGAACGGTATGCCGAGTCCTCATTAAGAGCCGTGAAATTAATCACAGCTCCTGAAACAGTAGTTCCGTCACACCGGGTAGCCAAGTTTGGCGTATTACCCGCGTTACGAACTACATGGCGAATACTAACGTATCTTGTTCGTGTTCTCATCTGAGATAAAAGAT